ATCGTGTAAATTAGCTGAAGTAGTTAAGTTACTTGGGTCACCTATACCATCAAGTATCTTTGGGTCATCACAAGCATTATCTCCTGTAGGTGCAGACCAATCTGTTTGGTTATAATCAAATGGTGCTCCTGCATATAAATTCCAAGTATTTTGTTCTGTTAATGTAGAAAAACTGTAATCAGTTATGTTGTTAGACCTAACTCTATAATAAATATTATTACCTGCTGGGTCATTAAAATAATACTTTAAGTTGTCAAGACTAAATGTGTGATACTGCCAAGTGTTTGCAGAATGTCCAAAAGAAGTAGTTACACAAAAACTATTTGTTTCAGTTACACCACTAGATTGACTAAAGAATATTGTATAACTTTCTGGTGGACTATCTTCAAATCCATCTGAACCTAATATACCAATAGTAAAAGTTCCTGCGTTAGCATCATCACTAGCATTTGTGTTATAAGGTGCTTGTGTTGGAACATGGTCAGCTACAGCAATAGGTAAAGGATATATAAGTAAACCTACAACTAATAATCTAAGAAAAGTATTTATTTTGCTGATATTCACTCCTGCGTAGAGTGTATTATATCATAAAATATTAAGGCAAATCGTCTTCTGTTAATTCCCAGCTAATGTGATATTGTTGATGAAAGTTTGCTTGTGATGAAACTTTATTTCTTTTTTTCTTTTTAGGTTTGCCATACTTAGCTTGGTTTAACTTATTATAGCTAACGAGACCTGCTGACATTTTTCCTAAGTAACTTTGTAAATCATACATAAGAGATACATAGTATCATTATAATTTCTTAAGAGTGGTTTATTTATATTAAATCTTTGTTTCTAAATATCAGCTATCGACAACAATTCGCTTCTATCCAAGCTAATCTAGTTTGTATTTCTCTGACTACCATTAAATCTTGTTCTTGGTCCATAAGTTCTGATTCAAGACGAATAACTTGTCTTTTAATTTCGTCCCATTCCCATTTTTCAATTTGAACATATTGGTTAGTATCATTAGTTACTTCTAATTTCTGCACTTTCTCAAACAGAACAGCAATATCTCCTTGAACATAAGTACTCTCTTTAAGAGCAGTAAATTCATACTCTATATTGTTCATTCTGTCATCAATGCCTTGAAGAGTGTTTACTATTTCACCAGCAGTTGATAAACCTGTTCCTATTGTTCCCATAAGAGCTAGAGCAGTTGCTATTAAACCTAGATTATCTTTTATTTTTTTAAACATTATATTCTATGGCGTGTCCTTCTTTAACCATTAACTGATTAATATCAACACCGTTGTTAAAAAATGTACCAAGAACTCTACCGTACTTACCAGTACCATGAGATTGTAATTCTATGTCGTCTGATAGCTCTAAAGTGTCAACTAAAAAACTTTTTGCAGCCAACCCTCTTGCTTTCTCTTCCAAATCTCTTGTTCGTGATTCTGGAGCATTAATGCCCATGAGTCGAACACGACATTTATGCCACACATTAAAACCCAAATCAATTCTAACATCTACTGTATCTCCATCTACTACTCTTAATACCTCTACTTTGTAATAATACATTACTTACTTTTACCCGTTACAGAAGCCAAAGCTCTTCTTTGCTTTCTGTTAAGGTTAGGGTAAATTTGTTTAGGCATTGTTTTAATTTTCTTCATATAAATATTTTAGAGTATAAACGACAACGGAGCGGTTAAACCGCCCCGAAGTCCACGCACACCTGCACTCTTTCGAGCGCTCTCATTTCTGAGACCTTAACCCTTTGGTATTTTCGACATAAAGTCGAATGGTGCGTCTTCCAGTGCGTTCTGGATGACTGCAACAAGGGCTGATGCTCCGGCTATTAAGCCAGCCATCAAAACATCTGCTTCAAACATTCCTGCTTGATTAGCCATTAGTACACCAGCAAATACTTGCACGGCAGTTCTAATAGCTCTTATAGCTACATCTTTCCAGTAACTATTCTTAATTGGTTTCTTTTTAGCTTTTGCCAAAATATCTCCTAACTTTTTTGATACGCGAAGCTAGTATCCCATGTAATCTTACCAACTATACCGTCAGCTTTTAATCCATGTTCTTTTTGGAAAGCAATACATCTCTGTTCTGACTTTCCTCCATATATACCATCTCCACTGAGTCCAACAGCTTTTTGCCAATCAGACACATCTTTTCCTCTAATTAAAGGTGCATTGCGCTTAAACAATCTACCCGGCCATTTAGGCACTACAGAGAAATCGTAAATTTGTGTTTCTTTTTTTTCTTCTTCTACTTCTTCAAATTCTGTATCGACATCATCATATTCTTCAACAGTGTCAACCATACCTTTCATGTAAGCAAAGAATTTATCCCAATCAAAGTTTGCACCGGGGTCAGTTCTTCTACCCGGGTCGCATTCTGCATGTGATATAAAACCTTTTTTTCCTGCATTCCACTCATCTATAGTTACTCTCTTCATAGGAATATCATAGAGTTTTGCTTTTTCTGCACACCAACTAGCTGATAGGGCGATTACTGCTTCTTCAAAAACAGGGTCTTCGCCCCACTTACCAGCAAAGTAGGCAATCTCTAATCCTAAAGATTTACTATTTGAACCTCTACAATGAAACGCTGTAAAGTCATCTGGGACTAATTCTACTATCTCTTCATCATCAATTACTACATGAGCAGAAGCTGTTCTGTCAGTAGTTGACAAGTATTTCGCAATGTTTACTGCTTTTTTTCCACCTTCAGCAGTGTGCACCACGATTCCTTGAATTTCCTTAGAGCGTGTAGGATAGTATTGCCCTCTCTTACCGTTACTGCGTAACTTAGCATTAGGGTTCTCATTTTCTACTAAATAAGACATTTGTCTCCTATATAATTATATTTACTAATTGTATCACAGCTAGTAACAGAACAAGTTTTTCTAGTCTTGAAGCTTTGTCGGACACTTCTTTTATATCTTTTTTATATTGTTCTGATTTTTTAATAAACTTTATCTCTGTTCCGCGAACAAACTCTTCTAAATCTTTTTTAAGTTTATTTATAGATTTAAACAATTCTGCTCCATCCATTATAGAACTTGCATATTATCCCAAGGAAGTTTGTTATCCTCGTTTTTTACAGTAAAAGTAAGAGTTCCAGAGAACGAGTTTTTACCACTTAAAGACTCAAACCATTCCGAACCACCATCAACAGACGGTGCTTGCATAAGAGTACGCTGACCCTCATTTATAACAAACAAATGATGATAATGACCGGATAGCAAAATGTCTACATCACCTGCATCTGTTTTACCAAATGCTTGTCCAGATAGCCAAGCTACAGCTTTCTGGTGTGAGTATTTCCCGCCCGTACGAAATTGGTGGCCATGAGCTGCCCCTAGAATGACACCATCGATGTCTAAAGTTAGATATAGCTCATTATCGGGTATAACAAAAGATACATGCTTAAACGCTTTATTTTCTGCAAGAATTTCTTGTGCATGGTCAAATATAGAAACATCCATATTATCACCCCAATTAGTAAAAGCTTTACCGTTCTTACGATTTTCACCATGATTTCCGGGAACGCAGACTACAACTACTTTATCAAATTCTGGTGCCCATTCTTTTAGTGCCTTAACTAAAAGTCTTCTAGCTACCATTTCTTGACGGCGTTGGTCGAGCTCGACTGAGAAATTTTGCATGGCGTAATGGTCTCCACACCCTTCAACGAGGTCACCTAATCCAAACACATAAAGTTTGTTTATAGGATTACCAGCTTTACGAAGCTCTTTCACTCTGTCTAAAACATCGGGTATCATTTGAGTTATTCTCTTAACAATTCCCTCTGTTCCATCTCCATCGCGTTTTCCCATTTGCCAATCTGATAAGCAAACAACCATGCTACCGTTTTCTTTTGTTTTAAGTTTACGAGCAGGTTTTTTAACTTTTTTAATTTCTGCTACTAGCTTGTCAAAGTCTAAATCATTTTCTAAATGTTTTTTAGACCTAACATCTGCTTTGTAATAGAACATTCTTTGAACGCCCTCAGATGTTTGCATATCCCATGTTCTAACATGAACTGGCTCTATAATTTCAAACTCATTAGGGTCAAACCCTAACAGTGAAATATACTCATCCCATTTTTTACTGGCTTCTTTTTTAGATTTTACAGGTCCAGAACTTACAAAACTTTTACCACCATTAAGAACAATTCCCGGTTCCCAACCTTTGGGATGTTCTTTTTTATCTTTAGTAGCGTTTTGTATTGACCTTACAGCTTTTGCGTATTCATCAAGACCGCTCATCAAGCGCTTCCTTTAGCTGGTGACGAAGAGTATGTATGGATAAAGGACAACTTTTTTCCTTTATTAACCATCTTGCTACTGTACTTACAGAATAACCTTTACTTATACCTGTAACAGCTTCTTCCCAGAGTTTTTCGTTCTCTGATGTTTTTTCTCTCCATGCAACCCTGCTAGATTGGCTTTTTTCGTCTTTAGCAAATTCTTCTAAAGCACTCATACTTTTATTCTTCTTCTACAGAAGCAGGTGCTTGTGCTGGTTGATTAGCTTGTAAAATGCTTCTAAACCTAGAATTTTCTATCTCTTTATTTGCTACTTTTGCACCTAAGTCTCTTATAGTTGCATCTGCTTGTTGTATTTGTTGAAGTAAAGATGAAACTGCATTACGCAATTGCTCTTCATTCATATCTTCGAGTTTGACATTATCAGCCATTTATCCTCCAATTAACTATTACTAACTACTAGTTTAGCATAGAAATTGTGGGCTGTTGGTATTTAGATTGTTTTAATTATTTGTCAAATTGCTTACAGATTTTTAGATAAAGGTTTACCATATCATCTGCATCTTGTACAAGATTAATTCCTTTAATTCGCATATAATTAAACTGTTTTAACACAGTTTCTTTAAATTGCTCATCATCAATTAACTCATCAATTGCATCTTCGCGTTTTGTCCCGTCTGGGAATTGTGGTATATTCATAAACTACATTGTAGCATATAAAAAGCGAAAGACCCGATATGTGGTGGTTCGGGTCTTTCTTACCTAATGGTGGTTAGGTTAAATCTTTATTTATTATATCATATTATTTTATTTAGTTGTTATTAATCCTCATCTAATACCCAACCTTGTGTATTGTCAGATTCGTATAATTCTTCATCCCAAAGATATGATTTTCCATCTCCTCTTGGTCTGTCAAAAGGTGGTTCCCAAATTAGTGTATCTTCATTTAGTGTCCAACTATTAAAAGGTTGTGGTGGAATAAAAACATCATTTACTTCATCATAAGTTCCATCTATTTCTGCATAATTGCCTCTAAAAGGTGTTCCATCAAGTAAATGAGTATTCATTTGAGTATTGTACGATGTTCTTTTAACATCAACTGCTTCTGGGTGTATATTTATAATTTCTGCTAAATATTTTTCTTCCCAATCTACAAGTTCTCCATTTATAAGTTCATCTTCATCTCTACCAGTAATTACATTTATTACTATATTGTTTTCATCTAAAATTGCATAATGAGCCATATTAACTAAACCTTATTGTTCCACTACCACCTGTAAAAGTAGTAGATTTAGTTCCATCACCGTGTGTAGTTGTTGATTCATTTAAAGTATTATTTACATCGACTAATGTATATGCATCTGGATATCTTAAAACTACTATTCCACTTCCACCACCACCAGTACCACCAGCACCGAAAATAAAATCTCTACCACCTCCGCCACCACCACCTGTGTTAGTTGCACCGCTACCACCGTTACCGCCAGAATTAGCACCACCACCACCTCCACCAGCTCCTCCGCCACCTATACCACCACCACCAGAGTTACAACCTTTTCCTCCACCACCAGCTCTTATTGTGTTAGTTCCAGTAATTGTACTGTAATGTCCACTACCACCACTATTTGAAGAGCTACCACCTTGACTAGCACCACCACCACCACCATAGTTACCATTGTTACCTTGACCAGATATACCACTACCATATCTAGCACCTCCAGAACCACCACTTCCTCCACCACCATTGTATCCACCACCACCACCACCTTGTGTGCAACTTATTGTTGATGTACCTACAAATGAACTTGTTCCACCACCACCACCTACTGCTACCGAATAATCTGTACCTGATACAAGTGTTTGTCCAGTTTCTACAGCAGCGTTTCCACCAGATATATTTCCAGTACCCCAAGAAGTTCTATAACCTCCAGCACCTCCTCCACCACCGTTATCATTACCACCACCGCCACCGCCAGCTATTACTAAATAATCAACAGTAAATTCTGATGGACCTCCACCTGCAAATACAAATCCTGCGGCACTACTTTTTAAAGGCATATTACTCCTTAGCTAAAATCTTGTACTGCATTTAAAAATACATTACTAGCGTCTGCATCAAAGAATAAGAAAGTTACTAAATCTATACCACCAAGTGTTGATGACATTGTAAATCCTGCACCACCAGCTGTTTTTACAGTTGCCGCAGAAGTATTTACTGTTACTGCGTCTATTGCAACAGTATATGCTGATGAAGCATCTTGTGTAATTTTTATTGTAAATCCAGCAGTACCATCTGTCGGTACATTTGTAAAGTCAATATCTGTTACATTTTCTGTAAGAGTTAATGAACCTGTATTACCATTTGATAAATCTATTGAAACTACACCAGATGTTGAAGATAATGCTACATCTTTTTCAGAATAATCTGTTAATTTAGCACCTACTACCTCACCATCTTTTAATAAAACACCATCTATTGTTACACCAGTAGCAGATGTTTTTTCATTTATTACATCTGTACTAAGTTGAGAGTCTTTTAATAAAACACCATCAACAGTAACACCAGCAGCACTGGTTAATTCTGATATTGTATCAACTTTTGGTGTAGATAATATTTCAACACCGTTACTTGATACTCTTTCTTCTATTTGGTCTACTTTGATTTTACCCATAAAATTTTATTCTCCTAGTCTATTCTAACACATATATCTGTTGGTATTGTTATTACAATACATCCAGCTGACCTTCTATTGTTACAACGCCTGTAAAAGCTAATGTTCCAAATAATCCTACATTTCTATCAGAAGGTATTGTTGCTGTAGCAGCTATAGTGTTTGAATTACTAAAACCTATACCATCAGTTTCTATACCTATACCAACAGCGTCAAATGTTGCAACTTTTAATCCTGCAATATCAACATCTATTTCATCTGTCGTGGTTGCACCGATTTCTATGTTTGTATTACCATCTGCGTCTGAGATGATACTACCACCACCAATATCGGTCCAATCACCACTATTGTTTGTATTGTCTGTTCCAGTATAGACTTGCATCTTGGAATCAGTTTCATTGTAAATTATAAGTCCAGCAAATACATCAGCAGTTGCTAAAGCATTTCTTTCTGTTGTGCTAAATCTTGGTACTAATATACCATCTGCACCAGTTTCTGAACCATCAAAAAACTCGGCTAATCCATCTGAATC